AGGTCGGGCTGGAGACGTGGCAGCGATGAGCCGCTTGTGGTTTACTGTTCCAGGCGAGCCGCGCGGCTGGGCAAGAGCCCGCACGCAAGGCAAGCGGTTCTTTACGGATGGCAAGACCGCATCCGAGAAGCAGGCTGTTGCCGCTTGGGCGATGGAAGCGGGCGCGAAGATCATCGAGGGGCCGATTGACGTGAAGCTGACGGCATACCTGCGCATTCCGCAATACGTCTCGAAGAAGCGCCGCGAGAACATGATGGCCGGCATTGAACGCCCCACGAAAAAACCTGATGCCGACAACCTTGCCAAGCTGGCGCTGGATGCGTTGAATGGTGTATGCTGGAAAGACGACGTGCAGGTCGTTGACCTCACGGTCAGAAAGTTCTGGTCTTACGAGCCAAGGCTCGTTGTTGAAATTTCCCCCGCAACGGGGATCACTGAGCAAGCGGTGGAAGCCTGCGAACTAAGGCCTTAGCGGCTCGAATAAGCAGGGGCACGGCTCCTTACCTTCCACCGCCTGCCTTCACGCAGAGCAAGGGTAAGAAGTCAGAAAAGTAAGGAGCTGAGACGATGGGATTAGCCATCATCACAGCCGACGAACGCATGTCCGAAACGAGGGGCGTAAAGCTCCTCATCGTCGGGCCGCCAGGCGTCGGCAAGACATCACTATTGCGCACACTGGACCCCGACACGGTCCTCTTCATCGACCTTGAGGCGGGCAACCTGTCCGTCTCGGACGTGCCGGTGGACGAACTGCGCCCGAAAACGTGGCAGGAATGCCGCGACCTCGCATGCTTCCTCGCCGGCCCTAACACCAACGTCCGACCCGGCGATCTCTACGGCCAGCAGCACTACGATGCCGTCTGCGATCGCTTTGGTGACGCCGCGGCGCTGGATAAATACCAGACGGTATTCATCGACAGCATCACCGAAGCCGCGCGCCTCTGCATGGCATGGGCTGAGACCCAGCCCGAAGCGATGACCGCCAAGGGCGATAAAGACACCCGCTCAATGTACGGCCTCCTCGGCCGCCAGATGATCGGGTGGATAAAGCGCCTGCAACAGGCGCGGACACGTAACGTGGTCTTCGTCTGCCTGCTGAACGAGGACGAAGACGACTTCGGACGCAAGACGTGGTCAATCCAGATTGATGGCAGCAAGACCGGCCGCGAGATGCCTGGCATCGTGGACGAGGTGATCACGTTCGCGATCATCCGCCCCGAAGATGGCGAGCCATTCCGGGCATTCATCACGGGTCCCGAAAACGAATGGGGGTTCCCGGCAAAGGATCGCTCCGGACGTCTCGCACTCATGGAAAAACCACACCTCGGCGACCTGTTCGCCAAGCTCCTCAAATAAGGATTTCAATCATGTCTTCATTCGATTTCAACACAGCAGAAGTTGCCACCGGCTCCGGTGGTTCTGGCAGCCCGATCCCCGATGGCACCGTTGCGCCAGCCGTCATCACGGTGCGCGGCATCAAGACATCCGGCAAGGACGCACGCGTGCAAGGCCTCGACCTCGAGGTGACAATCACCGCCGGTCCACACAAGGGCCGCAAGGCCTGGAAGTGGGCAGGCATCGCCGGCAATGGTTCAGACGGTCACAACAAGATGGTGTCCATCACCCGCTCCCTGATCCGCTCGATCCTCGAAAGCGCATACGGGATCAGCGCCACTGACGACAGCGCAGAAGCTATGGCCGCTCGCAAGATATCAGACTGGGAAGACCTGTCCGGGCTAGCCTTCGTCTGTCGCTTCGGGATCGAAGCCGGATCGGACTATGTCGATGGCCGCAGCGGCGATACCGTCAAGGGCAAGGACAAGAACACCATCGCAGCCGTGGCGGTGGATGACCCCGAATACGCCGGGTTCAAGCCAGCGAAGGTCAAGGCTGCTGCCAAGCCTGCGGCAGCTAAATCCTCCAGCCGCCCGTCGTGGGGCTGACCGGGCAGGGGGTCGGGTAACACCGGCCCCCAAGCGGTACACACAATGACAGATGATCCAGACAACCTGGCGACCGTTGCGGCGGCCGCCACGCTCAAACGCATGCTTGGCGAACGCGGGTATGCGATGATCGATCGAGACGCATGGTTTCTCGCTTTCGCAGCAATCAACACGTGGATACAGGCGCGCACCTGCAACTGGGCCACGCGCCGCGGGACGCCCAAGATTGGCTCGCCTGACGCGATGACCTTGGGCTTTGCCGAGGCGGCACTGGCTTTGATTGCCGACAAGGCGTCGGGGCTGCCGTGGAGCGAGCCTCTCGGCAAATGGTCGAAGGTGGACGCCGCGATGCTCTTTGCCATCGCTCACGAGGCGATCGAGAATACCCGCGTTCAGACCCTTGAAGATCCAACATCCGAAGAAAGGTTACCGGCATGACGCCGTCTATATCAGACATCATCGCCGCGACGGCTGACGCCTCGCACTATTCAATTGACGAGCTTACGGGAGACCGCAAGTTCAGCGATCTTGCACACTGGCGCGCTTGCGGCATGTACCTCGCTTTGAAGACAGGCAAGAGCACCACGCAGGTCGGCAACCTGTTCGGGGGCCGCGATCATACAACCGTAATCTACGCCCGCAGGCGCATTGAGGCGCAGACGGACCCGCTCACGGCTGAACGTGTCGCCGCGATCTGTGTTCGCGTGTCCATGCGCCTGGCATCGCGCGCCATCCTACAGGAGCGCGCAGCATGAGCAGCCAGACACGCACACGCGTCTTTCGAGACGCCTCGGCCCAACAGGCCGCAGCCGCGCACATCCAGAAACAACAGAACACCACGTGCGAAGGCTGCGTGTGGCTCCAGCGGATGCCTCGCCCGCAATGCAAGGGAGAGGGCTCGCCCTATTTCCGCATGGTCCGCGATACCCACTACCCACAGTGCAACGCCTTCGCCCGCCGCAAGCCCGGCGATCCGGACCCCGTCAAGCAACAGGTGCGCAAATGATCGATCTGAACCCCACCACCATGACACGAACCGCAGACGTCGCGGCCATTCATGCGCTTATCGACGGGCTCCCACCGCCGGCCGAGAAGCGGCGCACCTATGTCGGCGCATCCTCGATCGGCTCGCCCTGCGAGCGCAAGGTGCAATATGAGTTCATGGGGCTCCCCCATGACGAGGGCTGGCGCTTCTCGGCAAAGACACTGCGCATATTTCAGCGCGGGCACATGATGGAGAGCATGGCGGCCGTCTGGCTGTCAGACGCAGGGTTCAGGCTCACGCAGACAGGCAAGGACGGGGCGCCCATAGGCTTCTCGGTTGCAGGCGGGGCATTCCGGGGGCATGTCGATAGGGTCATCAAGGGCGGCCCTGACGGCTACCAATACCCCATGCTGTGGGAGCACAAGGCGCTGGGTGCAAAGTCATGGGCCACAATTTCCAAGCACGGGCTCGCCAAGGCCAAGCCTGAATATGCCGACCAAGTCGCTTTGTACCAAGCTTACCTCGACCTCACCTCGCCCGCGCTGTTCCAGGCGACCAATGCAGACACGATGGAAATCTACCTTGAGCTGGTCCCGTTTGATCGCGAACGCGCACAGGCAGCATCAGACCGCGCAGCCGGGATCATCGCGGACACACGGGCCGGAAGCCTGCGGGCCAGATGCACGGATGACGAAGCCTACTGGCTGTGCAAGGATTGCCCCTTCCGTAAACGCTGCTGGGGGTAAGCCATGTTGGACTTCAACGACGCGGCAAGGATACCCGCTTTCGAAGACGCCTCGATCCGAAAGGAACGGGTCTACCGGGCTTTGCAGTCACGGGTGCGGGAGCTCGTTCGGTTTCTCTATCCCCGTGCTGTCATGGGGCCAAAGGATGCCCGGATCGGGGACGTGTCCGGCTCCAAAGGCCTCAGCCTGTCCATCAGCGTCACGGCTGACGACACCGCAGGCCGCTGGATCGATCACGCTACAGGCGATCGGGGTGATGTCTTCGGGCTTTATGCGGTGGCGCACAATCTGGACGTGGCGCGCAACTTCGCGCAAATCCTCGCGGAGTGTGACGCATGGGCAGGCGGAACACCCGCCCCGCGGGCAGTCGTGCGCCACGAAGTCGAAGCCGCCAGGCCCGTCGAGCCAGAACCCGATAGGGTGCTCGAGGCGAAATACGTCTACCGCGACAAGGCAGGCCGCAAGATCTGCGACGTCAACCGATGGGCGCTGTCGAATGGCAAGAAGACGTTTGCGGTTCCCGGCGGCATGCCATCCCCACGCCCGCTGTACGGTCTTGATCGCTGGCATGCGTCAGAAGCGGTCGTAATTGTCGAGGGCGAGAAGTGCGTAGACGCACTGGCTTCTGTCGGGATTGACGCCACGTCACTGATGGGCGGGGCAAACACCTCGGTGGAGAAGACGGACCTGACGCCATTGGCCGGCAAGACGGTCGTTCTCTGGCCTGATGCGGATGATCCCGGCAGGAAGCTGATGGCGGGGCTGGAAGGTCCCCTGCGGGCGATCGGCTGCTCGGTGCGGGTGCTGACGGTTCCGGCGGGTAAATCTGAGGGCTGGGACGCCGCAGACGCCATCGCCGAAGGTTTCGACGTTGTCGGCTTCCTGCGGGAACCAGAAAGCTCCTCCACCATCCTGCACGAGATGTGGCCAGACATCGCGTTCGTCTACGAACCCGAACTTGTCGAAGACCTGTTTCCCCGCGTCGGGCTGGGCACGATCTACGGACCCTCAACCGCCGGCAAGACCTTCGTCGCACTCGACTGGATGGCCGCAATCGCCACCGGATCCCCCCTGTTCGGCAGGGATACAGAACCCGTAGGCGTCCTCTACCTCGCCTTCGAGGGCTTCTACGGGATCAAGAAACGCATTCACGGCATCAAGCAGGAGAAGGGCCTGTCGGCCGTCGCCCTAGAGCTTGTGGACGCCCCGTGGACGCTGTCAGAGCCACAGGACTGGGCACCCATGCGCCAGCACATCAACGCCGCACGCGAACGCCTCGAAGCCACAGGCTACGCCATGGGCATTATCATCGTGGATACCATCACCGCCGCCTACGCGGGCATGGACGCCAACAGCCAGGCCGAAGTGACCAAAGCCCTGCGCCAGCTCAAACGCCTCGCCATGGATACGCAATGCCTCGTCCTGGTCATCGGACATACCGGCAAAGACACCACGCGCGGCATGGTCGGATCGTTCGCCTACAAGTCCGAAAGCGATACCTTTATCGAGCTTCGCACCGAGAAGGACGATGAAAACGACACCGTCAAACGCAGGTCAATCTACATTGAAAAGGTAAAGGACGGACCGTCCGATTTCACCCTGTCCGACTATGCCCTGATCGAGGTCCGCATCGGCACCAAGCCCAACGGGAAGCCAATCACGACATGCGTGGTCGAGTGGGTCCAGCCGGCAAAGAAGACGACCCAGACAGAACGCCAGCCTGTCTACAAGGGCGCGTATCAGGACATCGTCAACATGCTCGCAAAGGACCAGATGACCACTTCAGAGGTCGCGGACAAACTTGGCCTTGATCGATCGAATGCATTCAAGAAATTGCGCGTTCTGGAGAAAGATGGGGCAATTTTTGCCAGAGCTGACGGACAACGATCAATCTGGGTGCTGTGCAATACGGATTTGCACACCTCGGTCGAATGAAATCAAATGCTTAGGAGGGGGTGTGCAATGGGTGTGCAAGGGTGTGCAACAGTGTGCAAAGCTTTCGCTGTAGCTGTGCAACGTGCTGGGTTGTATGGGGATCGGGGACCCCATACACCCAAACTTGCACAGGTGTCAACTTGCACAGTGACATAGTTGGAAAGATTTTTCAGGAGGATGAAGATGGACTGGCGTGATTGCAGGTATTTCTGGAACCCGAAAACCGGGTTCGTCCTGGTGGCGCAAAGGGGCGACCCAAGCCCCGGACGCGAGGTCGCTACAATGTGGATGGATGGATACGAAAAGCGCACAACCACACTGATGCCAAACCATCCCGCAATCGTCTCTAAGGTCTTCGTGGAGTTCAATACCCTGACCGTCCGCGATGAAATTCCTATCCACGCAGCTCACCGGGAATTCCTTAAAGTCCAACAATACCGAACCCACATCGCCCCAGACATCGAAGGGGCAACCGAGGCGGCAGACGATAGCCCCGCGAAAGTTTGGTGACAGGGTTGCGTGACTGCGGCAAGCGATGCACAAAGCCCACTTAACACAGAGGAGACCACCCAATGAACGAAGCCGAAGCCGTCGCAGAATTCCGTGAAGCGTCTGCCGCTGTCCGCCGAGCGTTCGGCGCCCGCGACGATGCCCGCGTGGACCAGATCCTCGCCGACACCCGGATGGGCCAAGCCACAGTAAATCTATCAGATGCCCAGGCTCGACTGCACGCCGCTGACGTGGCGCTTCAGGCTGCCCGCGCCGAGCCGCCGACCCCGGCCGATATCGATGTGACGCGCCCCGCTTCTGTCGTCGAGGACACGATCCCGAATGGCTCAGAGGGAGGGGCGTGGTGAGGGGTCTTGTCACCACCCTCGAGATCCCAGCCGACACGGTGCTGGCCTCCGCTGCCCGCAGGCAGCTGGTGGACGTGATGGTGTTGGGCCACGAGGCGGACGGCGCGGAGTATCTCGCGTCGTCCACGGGCGATCTGGGGACGATCCTCGTCCTGCTTGAGCGCGCTAAGGCAAAGGCAATGGCGGCAGCC